AATAATTCTTCATTTTTATTTCTTATTAAATAATTTTGTTTCATTTTTTCTAATCCTGCGTTTGCTAATTTGGCTGGATTAGATTCATAAACATCAGGAGCAACAGTTTCACGAATTTTATTAAAACCTTCAATTAATTTAGGATCACGTTCTTCAAATCGTTCTTGTAAATTAGGATCTTGTTTTCTTGCATTAAATTCGTTTGACATTTTTGTTGTATCTTGTAATGCCTGACCTTCAGTTGGTGTCATATTAAATTTATCAAATTTATTATGCGTTTCTATTGCTTTTAAATCTTGTTCAGTTAAATTTTTAAGTGACAATTGTTTTAAAAGATTTTGTTTTTCAGGATTTGCTCTTGAAATAGCTTCTTCTAATCGAGTAGTTAAATCAGCGTTTGCAGCACCAACACCTGACATTTGTGTATCAAGGTCAGGTCGATAATTAGCACCTTCTAAAGTAACTTCAGCTTTGGTTGGTGGTTTTAACTTTTGAAATGCTTCTTGTAAACTACCAAAACCTTCACCAACAGGAGTTAATGCTTTACCGGCCGCACTCATAACAGGTTTAGCAACAGCACTAATTGCGGATGTTATTGGTTTCGTAGCTAATCCTAAAGGCGCATCGTAAATGCCACCTTTAATCATTTGACCTAATAATTCACCAGGTTCTTGTTGACCAATAGCTTGCAAAGTTTCTCTTGGATTAGATAACGCATTAATAGCAGCTTCGCCTGTTTGTAAAAGTTTTTGACGGCCCTCTTCTTTTAATTGTTCATCGCCAATAATTGGCATACTGCCAGCACCATATTTCAACATATTGGCAATTAATGATTCTTTTTTCCAATCTTCAAAAGACATACCACCTAATGCGTTTGTTACACCTTCAACAATAGGCTGTAAGTTTCCGCCACCAGCTTCTCTAGCACGTTCACCTTGAGCCACTAAATTAGGATTAAAATAGCCTGGTTTATATTCACGTTCAATTGACTCGGTTGGTTCGCTTAATTTTATTTTTTCTAATTGTTCTTCTGATGGTATTCTTGATAGAAAATCATCTTGAGTAGTTGGCACAATTTCTGTGGTTTTTTCTACTGCCGCTTTTTTAAAACTAGGATCAATTACTGTATGTACAGGATCATTTTTACCTAATGGTCGATGTAATCCAAACTCTTTTAAAAACGCGTCTGGCACTTCTGTTGAAATATCGGCAGCGTCGGTATGAAATATTTTTTGATTTGGATAATCTGCTGGATTAAGAGGCATATAAATGCCTTTTTCTTTCTTTTTCCAACGATTATATAAATCTTGTTGCTCTTCTCTAGTTCGTACCTTGCTTGTAATTGGCAAATCTTTACCAAATTTTTCTTTATAAGCAATTTTAGCTTGCTCTAAACGAGCAATTAACTCAGGATTAGATTCTTCTAATTGACTTTCAACCGTAGGAATTCTTGATAAAAAGGAATCGCCCATTATTTATATTCGCCTTTCATAAGGGCATCAATATTTTTGGCTTTTGTTCTAAATTTTTCTATTTCAGAAGCTGACATTCCTTTAAATAATTTACTTGTTTCTAATTGTTTTTGTGTTTCTGGCAAATTAGAATCATGAATATTTTGTAATATAAATACGTTTGTATCGTAATTAGAAGCCCATGCTTTTTTAAATTGTTCATGATTAACGTTTGCATAAGGACCTCTCTTATTTTCGTATTTTTGAGTGGCAGTTGAGTAATCATTCCACGCAGTATTTGTTGCTGATACACGTTGCAATATTGATCGTAATCCGCCTTCAGTTAAATCTACATTTCCTTGTGTTTTATTAACGGCTTCTTGAGCAGCGTCTGTTCCAGCTCCCATTAACTTAGTTTGACGTACCGCAATGTCAGCAAGACTTTTAGTTAAAATATCCAAATCTTCATTACCTTGCACCCATCGACCAGCCGATCGTAGTAAACGACCAGGCGCACTAGCTTTTGAAGCCGATAATTTATCTAAAGCAGTTTTTATGGTTTTTTCTGATTCAGATACGTTTTCACTTATATCTTTGTATTTTCGTTTTTCAGCAGTTGCTTCGTCATACGCTGTTTTTTGTTGATCATTTAATTGTGGAACACCATTAGCAGATAAAACCTTTGTTTCATTAGTAATAAGTTCTGGTTTTTGTTTTTCAGGCGTTACAAGATTAGGGGTAACATTTTCGCCACCTAAAGGTTTAAAGTTTCCACTAGCATCTAATGTTCCTTGTACACCATTAACTGTAATTGTTTGCGGTGATACTTGTTGTGTAAATGTTGTACCTGGTATTGCTTGTCCTGATGGCATACCAGCAAATGGATTTGTATTAACAGTTGCGCCACCTGCGCCAGTATTTACCGCAATTCCTGATGGTGTCATTGCGCCTGTTCTTGATTCAGGGCTTAATCCTAAAATATGACGCTGTTTTAAATAATCTTGTAATTGAGCAGGGTTATTTTGAGCAATATCAATATAGGGTTGAATTAATTTCATGGTTGCTTCTTGATCTACACCTGCTTCTTTTCCTTGCTGTATACCCCATTGCGTTATATTTTTAACTAATTCGTCTTTATTTATTGAATTAGGATTTTTAGCAGCATTAACAATCATTGGATCAAATATTTTAGATATATAACCATCGGCAATTTTTTGTTGCTTTTTAGTCATTAAATCTATGCCAGCAGATTCAGTTGATTGTTGTTTACTTTGTAATTCTAATGGCGAAGTTTGTTCTGCAAGATTAGCTCCAATTTGTGCCGATTTAGATAAAGCTTGTTCTTTTTGTATCATTGCCGGATACAATTCTTTTAATTTAGACAATTCATACGATGATTTACTGATATTTAACATATCAGCCAAACTCATGCCTTGTTGTTTTTCTACTTTAATTGCACTTGTATCGGTTCTAAAATCAGCCATTATATTTTCCTTTTAAGCTACTGCAACATCAGGTAAAGTAAAAGTTTGACCATTTGATGGGGTAGTATTTAATGTTTGTCCTTGACCAGCTTGATTCATGCCATACAATAATCCAGCATTGCCTACCCCTGAAAGAGCATTTCCATAAGCGTTTGCTTGACCTATTTGCCCTGCCGCTTGAGCTTGTCCAATACCTTGTGTTAATGATGCTACGTTTGTACCTGTACCAAGCATTGCATTTGCTGCGCCTGTTGTTGCCGCTTGACCAATACCAGCTATGCCAGATAAACGATTAAATATATTGTTTTGTTGATTTTGATAATTAGTAAATGCGTTTTGATAAGCATTTCCTGCAAAATTTTGCGTATAATTTTGTAAACCTTGTAAAGCATTACCGCCAACCATTCCCCCTGTAGCATTAGCAGCTGATAAATTTGCGCCTTGCCCTTGCTGTAACATAAAACCATAATTAGGTGCTAAATTGGAATTTAAGTCAGCATTACTAAATTGATTAGTAAGATAAGGCATATTTGCATTGAAAGCATTAACACCTGTTTGACCTAAATCTTGATATGGTTGATATAAGCCAGCGGCCTGTTTTCCTGTTTGCAATAATTGATTTTGTGCTTGAGCATTGGCATCTGCTTGAATTTGGGCGGCATTTTTTGCGCCTTGAGCTTGCATATAGCCACCAACTAACGAAGTTCCTCCAATAATTGTTGCCGCAGCTATAAATGACATATTAATTACCTTCCAATAATTTATTTTGAAGCTCTAATGCCCAATCTTTTAATGTGTTACTAGAATCAAATAACGCAGTTTCGTCTATTTCAATTAATTCTTTTTCAATCTCGTCTAAATCAGTTTTATCGGTTTTATGAACGGTTATGCCAATAGAATCCATTGTTGCTAGTGTCACTCTTTTTGTGCCACTTTTACATTCTATTATAGAGCCTTCTGACAGTTTTTTCATGCCGTTTTCTGTCCATGCTATAATTTCGCCTTTTGCACAAATAAAAAAATGATCTTTCTTGTGAACTTTGCCCACAATTAATGTGCCAGCACTTCTAAATACTTTGCGACAATACATTTCATCAGAAAAATAATGCTCAGTAATTAATTCCGCTTGAGGCAATTGAGATATTTCTTTTTGCAATCGTTCTATTTGTTCTCGATTTGGAACAAACTGTTCAATAAGTTCAGACATTGTAATAAGCCACTTTAAACGGTTTACCATTTACAACAATATTAATAAATCCTGCTGGTTTAGCTGGCAATACTGCGCTTCCTGTTGTGGCCGTTGTTGCGCTACTAAAATTAAGCAAATTTAAGAAAAACTGTTGCCAAGCTCTAGTTGGTCGTTTTGTTGTTTCATCTAAAAACTCAACTTGAGGATAAGGAGTATTTGGTTGATTAATTCCATTGCTCATGATTCACCTACCGATGCTTTTAAATTAGCCGATACAATCACCGCTTTAATAGGATCTGTTACCACTACTTCAAAGATTCGATCGCGCGCAGTACCTAATCTTCGCCAAATAGCACGATTTTTATATTTACCAATTTTTCCAATATTTACCCAATGTTCATTTGACCATGTAGATCCACCATCATTTGACCATCGTAACATTGCTTGCGGACTTGAACCTTGACCTGAAATTAATCCAACACCTGGTTGAAAATGTAATTGTAATTCTTCAAAATATTCTCTTTGAAAATCAGATACTAAATGAGGCGCACGACGCAATCTGCGTATAAATTGACCATTGTCTGTGTAATTATTTGGATCAAGTTCGTAAATAATGCCATTTTGATAATCTCCTACTAATACCATGTTTTGAAAATTAGCCGAACAAATGCCTCTATGTTGATGGTATTGATTTAAATTATCGCAATATAACCATTTATGCCACATACTTGTAGCCGTATCATAAGCCCATGTTAAATCTAAACTTGGAAAAGAAATAACATAAACTTCATGCCCTTCTTGTTGATATGTCCAAGCTACCGCGTCAGATACCGTAGCATTAACTAATGTGTTTTCTACCGCATGAGTTGATATGCGTTGCGGAAAATAACCATTCATTAACATTACTTGCGCTTGTCCGCGAATGTTTCGACTTAAATAAGCAAACGAATTACCAATCCTTGATACCGAAAATTGAGCCACAATACCATGTTGACTAGACGAACCAGGGATTCTTTGAAAAGGAAATGGAAATGTACCTGCATCCGCCCATACTTCACTTGTTGTTTCACCCAATAAATAAACTTGTCCATGATCTGCAATAATTGAAACTAAATTATCTGGCCCTGTAAATTTACTAGCAAAACTTAAAGAAGATGTAATAGGGCTTAATATATTAGACGCTGCCCATTGTTGTGTGTTTGGTCTATTATAAATATAATAATTGTCTACCACATCAACTAAATCACCGCCACTAAACGCGCCATCAGAACTCGGTAAAACGCTAAAATTAAGGCCATACATCGTTGTTGATGCCACAGTTTGACTTGTGCTTATAACATAAGTACCTGTACCGCCTGTACCTGTACCAAAAGTTAATGTAAGCGTTAACCCTGTTCCTGCGCTTGTGGATGAAGTTGATACAGGGTTGGATGGATTACTTGTGTAATTGCCAGCATTGGTTGCAGTCAATCCTGTTACAACTCCTGATGTAACTGACGAAACAGTATATGTTGCTGGAGTAGATCCATAAACACCGCCCACAACTGTAATTGTGTCATTAACATTGTATCCTGTACCACCTGTTGCAATAGTTGCGCTTAATACTGTGCCACCACCTAAAGCCGTAATAACCGTATTGGCTGTTATTCCAGTTCCCTGAATTGTTTGTCCAACATATAAAGTACCTGACGCAACCGCTGTAACTGTTAAAGTTGTACCGCTAATTGATCCTGTTGCCGTTGCACCTACAGCAGCACTATTTAAAACCTCTGATGATTCTGTTTGCGAAATATTAATTGTGTAAGTACCTACTCCACCTGTGCCTGTGCCTAATGCCGTTATAATTGTTTCGCCTGTTACTCCAACACCAAATAATGATTGCCCTACAGCAATCGTACCTGATTTCATTAAAGTAACAGTTAAAGTTGTGCCACTAACCGATCCTATAAATTGAGCAGAAACTGGATTAGATATTCGCCATGTGTAGCGATAAACTCCATCTGTAATATATACATTTAATCCATTATCGGTAATTCCCACCATGCCTGTTGTGGAATTAAGATTACCAATTAATGTTGGTGTTAATGAAGATGTAATAACGTAAACATAAGAACCGCATACCGCAACCATATATTGACCACCAGATACAGTTCGCATACCTCTTAATGGTGCTGTGTTTTGTAATGTAATTAACGCAGTTAAGCCTGGTGTCGGATATAAAGCTACAACTCCGCGTTGTCCGGCTTGTTTTGTAGAATCAATTTCAGGGCGAAAATTAATACATTCTTCGGCATTTGCGTAGATTGATGGTGCTACATAAGATGGTCCAACAAAGCCGAAATCAGACATTATCTAAAGAAACCTCCGCTAAGTATCCAACCGGCATCGCGTTGACGGCTACTTAAAATTGCATCAGCAAATCTAGCAGATTGAATTGGTTTCATATTGGTACGCTTTAATGTAGCTTTTGATTGCGCAGCGTACGCATTAATCATGCCTATTTGCGTTGCACTTGCTTTTCCATACATTGGCATTAAGCGTTCGGCTAAACACCATCTTAAAGCCATTGAATAACCTTGAGGCAATATAACGGTGTCATTTATGGTTGTATAACGTGAAAACGATGTGTCGGCAAAAATGTGCATTTCACCTTGCGATGGATTAGGCCATACAAAAATATTACCTAAAGTTTCGCTTGGTTGATAATAAAGAGCTTTGGGCCAAGGACCAGATAAAGTCTTTAAACCAATCATTTCATAATCTTCTACGTTAAGGATAGCGACTGGATAATCCAAACCCCCATTAACAATAGGCTGACCATTAGAGTTTGTATTAATCCGAACAAAAGCACTATTAATACTAAGTGGTCTTTCATAATATGCGTTGACTGTGGTTGATGAAACGGTTTGACTGACATTAACGGTGTAAGTGCCTATTTCGTTGACATTATTACCTGCGCCTGTATTAAAAGCAACAATTTTTGTGCCGGATGTAATTCCTGTGCCTGAAAGTGTCATACCAAGGGCAATTGCACCACTTGTTATTGCTGTTACTGTTAGCGTTGTGCCTGATATAGATCCTGTAAATACTGATCCAATTGTGCCGTTTGGTCCAATTGTGTATTGTGTTACTCCAGACGTAATTGGATAAATAATTTCAGTTTTATAAAACACCATCATTGATTCATTTGACCATTGATCCACTAAATCGTTTAACATATCAAAAGCGTCTTGAGCTGCTTCAGGAGTTGGAGTTTCACCAGCTTCTAAAGCACCAATGTCTTTTAAAGCTCGGCTTATGATGTCAATAGGAGCTGTCATTGCGTATTCCTTGCATATTTATCATGATATTTATTTTGACCTTCAATAGCTACTAATTCAGCCAATTCTAAGACTTTCCAAGTGTATTCAATCATATTGATGTTATTGTTTGCCATGCCGACCCTGAATAAACACACAATTTAACCAAAGTTGAATCAAATACAATATATCCAGCCGTTACAGTTAACGCTAATTTTTGCGTTGTAGTAACAACTGGTACAGACAATCCATTCGTTCCATCAACAATAATTGCCATGATTAAATCTTAATGGCTCGTAAGCCTTCTAATGTAGTCACAGGGTCAACTAATTTAGTTACATCACGCAATCTTTGTTTTTCAGCAACAATTGCACTTGTATTGCTACTAGACTCTAATGCTCGTTGAAATAATACATCTTGTGCTTGTAATAAAGGCTCACGTTCAGCACGAAGTCTAGTCTTAGTCATTGCTTTCGCCTTGTCTAAATTAACTGTTACAGAACCGTTTGCGAGTTCCCAAGCATCAAAGAAATCATTATCTGCCTGTGGAAGTGTAGCGTCATCAACAATAATTGCACCTGATGGACAGTCTTTTGCTAAAACTTGTTCAATTGGAAGTTCACCTGTAGGTACGCATACAGAAACTCCACCGTTTGTATTACTGAATATAATTACATTTGCCATTTTGTTTCCTTTAGTTTCCAAAAAAAGTTACATTTATATTTACAGTATCAAACAATGTCATGCCGCCACTTGAGCCATTTACATAACCAATTTGAATTTGTTTTGCAGAAGTAGTCTTTGTTAAAACGCCTGCTGTTTGATTACCAAAAACACCTGTGTTACCAGAAGATGTGCCTTCTGTATAGCCAGCAAGAATATAGTTTGTATCTGCAAGAGCATTAGTAAAATTAATTGTGTAATTACCTGCGGCGGTATAAGTTACAGATGAAACATTGTATGAAGCACGAATTGTTTGTGCGCTTCCGTTGTAATTAACCCAAGCCAAAGCATTAGTGGTCGAACCATTCGATTGAATTTTTAAAATGCCTGAAGCATCAGCAGTTGATACGATGCCATTAGAACTAATACTCGCATTTATGATTGAGGTCATTGTTTATCCTTTATGCTCCAAAAATAGATACAGATACAAATGGGCTGTCTGTATAAGCGGATGAATTGTATGTTTGAAGTCCAATTTGATATGCTGATGTTGTTCTTGTTCCTGTATAAATTTCACCAATTGTACATGGCACTCCAGTAGCATAATAAGAAGCGGCTATTGAACCTGAATAATTAGCATTACTCATTGCCGTTGTAAAGTTAATTGTGTAATTACCTAAACTGTTTCTAGTTACAGAACTTACATTAAAAGAACCATTTACAACTGCTGTTGAACCTACAAAAACTACCCATGCTTTAGCAATACCTGTCATTCCATTTTGAGTAGCTAATACTCCTGTGCTTGCAGTTAGCGTATCTACGTTAATTGTTCCGTATGCCATATCAAAGCGTTATCTTAAATGTTTTAGGCAACCAAGGCAAAGCCGTTGATTGGTCATTTTTCATAGCATTTAATTGTTTTTGTAAATCTGTTTTTAAAGTATTCTCGTCATTAAAAGTTGTTTCTTTTTCAATCCAATTACAAATATCTGTTTCTGTTACTTCATTAAATGGTTTTTTTAATATTTTGTCCGAAAACCAATGATTACCAGCTACTTTAGCCGTATATTCGCCATCAATAGCCGTTATTTCGTAATGAGCATGAGTAATTAACTCGCCATCAGCACTTACTTTAGTAATTTTCCATGTATACATTAAAGCACCACCCATCTTGAACCGCTTGGTACGGTTACGGTTACACCACTATTTACGGTTATTGGCCCAACAGACGATGCAGAATATCCTGTCGGAATCGTGATCGATACCGTTACCGTATTGTTATTAACCACAAGCCCATTGTTTGCTAAGACTTGTGGTAGGCTCTTTATAATCGACATATTAGATTGTTGTCGAAACTTCTTCCCACATCATTCCAAATGCTAATGATGATGCAACAGATGCGGCAGATGTATAAATTGCAGCAAATCCACCAGGTGGTATCACTACAGAACCTTCCATATCAGTTACAACTCCGTTTAATAATGTTTGTGTAATAGCACCTGTTGTTAATGTTCCTAAAAGTATTAAACGAGTAGGAGCAACTGGTAAAGTAGCTGATGAGTCAATTAATCCTGTACCGGCTGGTTGACCAACAAAGTTAGACAAAGGAACTAATGCAGTTGTGTGAGTTACGTTGGTTGATGCTGAATAACCAGTCATAATACCCATCACTAAAGCAGCAGTTTGAGCCACTACAGGTGCATAAGTAACTTTAGTCAATACTAAGTTCACAGTAGAACCAATTGGATTGGACAAACACATTCCTGTATAAGTCGTTGCAAATGCAGCAGTTGTTGTTATACCTGTTAAGTTTGCACCTGAAAACATAGCCTTACGAACAGTAGTTTCGTAATAACGACCATGCAATTCATCCACGATCAACTCAGCCGTAGGGCCAATTCTTAATGCTAAGTTTGATGGGTTTGTTCCTGCTGTTGCTGATGCTGAACCACCTACTACTCCGTTGATTGGTAATGCCATAATAAAACTCCTTTAAATAAATGAATAGTTAACTACGGCAGCCGTAGTAAGTGCTGTTGAATCTAACAATGGCTGACCGCCAGTTACTGCTATACAAATACCTGTTGAAAAATATAAACCGTAATCGTTGATGTCTACGTTAAAAGTTCCACCTGTTGTACCGCCTGGCACTAAATAGTTTTGAATAGGTGAAGTCGTACCTAAAGTAACTGAAGCAGCGTTATATACTTTTAAATAGACGGCTGTTGTTTGTGCGTTACCTACAGATATAGAATATAAACGACCAGCCGTTGCTTTAATTACAGTCGCAGCTACAGTCAAAGGAGCGACTAAAGTACCTAATGTTTGTCCGTTTGTAGCTGCTTGAGATGATATTAAGTTAACACCTAATTGACCTGAGGCAGCGTTGACTGCAGTACCGCCAATTGCTGCTAAGTTTTGTCCCATAAAAGGCACAGTTCTTAACGTATAAGAAAACGCACCAACAGTTGTCGATGTTAGCTTAATGTATCTACCTTGACATGGAAATATATAGCTTGTGTTTGCTGCTGCTAGAGTTGTTACCCATGCACCAGCGTTGTTTATTCCACCAATTGCTGAGTATGTAATGTTGTCGTTTGATGCTAAAACAGTACCGATAAATGCCAGTGTCGTAAACTCAATTGAGTTGTAACCAAGCGTATCAATGGTAAATGCTTGACCTATGGTAGACGCTACAAGTTTAATAACCGCAGGAGAATCACTAAGGATTATATTTCCGTTAACATCCTGAGTCGGGTTATTTATAGATTTTGTATGTAATGCTAAATCGCCACGAGTAATGTTATCTAATAAAGGTACAGAATCAAAGTCACCACCGATTTGACCAACTAAAGTTGCTGATTGAGGAGCATTTCCAATATATGACATTAGCTGACCTCCACCGCAGATACTGTTACGTCAACTGTACCGCTAGAAACTACCTTTAATGAGTAATTTGCGGGTATAACAATCTTGGCTGATTGCACAACATCAAGTGCCGTACCTGTAGGAATAATTACGTTATTAACAATATTTGTAGTTACAGTAGCACCTGAATTCACTAATGTGACAGATGCCGTAACTGTAGATGTCGTTGTATTAGCCAATAGTAAACCAATCAATGTCGCTTGAACACCAGACGTTGTAGGATTATAAACTGTCGATAATGTTGTTACTGATGCTGTTTGAGTCGATGTATAGTTTATGGCCATATTAAGCAATCATAGAAAGGGCTAATGCTATTTTAGCACTAGAAGTTGCAGAATTAGAAGTTCCAAAAGGTATATTTAAGTCATTTCCTGTAAATGTAAATCCTGATGAAGCTCCTAATGAACCGCTATTATTATACTGAACTTGCGTATTTGATCCAGCAGCAGAAACTAAAGAAGTTGCATTATAAGCAATTGTTTCAATTATATCGCCAGTCGATGCACCGATTGTTAAAACTACAGAAGTACCATTTGTTGCTGTGTAATCAGTAGAATTTAATAACGCACCGTTTTGATAAACAGCAATATAAGGCGCAGTATATGTAACTGAAAACGTGGTTTGTCCTACTGTAGCAGTAAACGATGTTCTTGTATAGGATGCTGTTGCAACCGTTGGTGCTTGAGATACCCAAGTTGTACCATTAGAAGTTAAGACGTTTCCTGACGTTCCTACCGCAGTTAAACCAGTTCCACCACTTGTAGCACCCAAAGTTCCGGCAAGCGTTATTGCACCTGTACTAGAAGTATTTGGAGTTAACCCTGATAAAGATGTTTGAAACGATGATACACCACCTGAAGATGCTGCCCAGGTCGGTACTCCACTTGCTAAAGTCAACACATAACCGTTAGTTCCGGCCGTTAATTTAGATAAAGTATTTGTCGCGGAAGCGTAAATAATATCGCCTGTGGCATAAGAACTTTGTCCTGTACCGCCATAAGTAGCACCAATCGTAGAACCTTGCCAAGCACCTGTATAACCTGTTGCACTTAAAACACCTGTGCTTGGTACAAAAGACAGCGTTGTAGCACCGTTTAATCCTAAACTTGCACCACTTGTAGCACTTACTAAAGTTGGATAAAAAGTCGATGCCGATGATGTTGTGCTAACAACTGAATTTGTTGCTGTTGTTGCTGTTGTTGCAGTACCAGCATTACCGCCAATTGATAAATTAGTTACAGGAGTTGTTGAACTTACGACAAAAGGAGCAGTTCCTGTTGCTAAAGTGCTTGTTATCTGACCTGTTGCTGAAACGGTTGTAAATGCTCCTGTTGATGCTGTTGTAGCACCAATTGACATATTATTAATCGTTCCTGTTGTTCCTGAACCAATGGTAATTGTTCCAGCACCTGTCGTTGTATACGATTGATTATTAGTTGATGTATTTAAAGTAATTACACCTGTTCCTGTAATCGAAGTATGCGATGCCGTACCGTTACTAATGTTTCCACTAAAAGTGCTGCTCAATACACCGCTTGTAAATGTTAAATTTGACGTATCAATGTATTCTGAACTTGTAGCTCCCAAAGCCGTAGCCATTGCTGGGTAATAAGTTGTAGCACCTGTTACGCTAGAAATTGTTAATCCACCAGTTGCAGCTTGCCAAGTTGGAGCTGAAGAACCGTTACTTGTTAATACATAACCTGTTGTTCCAGCTGCCGTAATCGCTAAAGCCGTTCCTGTAGAATAAACAGCACCACCAGCAACAGCCGTTAAACTTGCATTTGTACCACCTCTATTTAAAGCAATATTATTACCGTTCCATGTACCACTAGTAAATGAACCAGCATAATCAAATGTATTGGTTGACCAATTAACATTTGATGGTGCTTGATAATGCTTATCCCAAGTACCTGCTTGAGTTGAATTATCTAATAAAGTAATAATAACAAAACCACCTGAACCTACAGAAGCAATTAAAGTAGGACTAACAGCACCATTATTAATAGATACTGTGCTTGCTGATGAATTGTTATTAAATGTAAATTCTGCTCCATTGACCAAAGTTGTTGCATTGGGTAATTGGAAAGTCTGACTTGTAGAACCTGTAACGTAATAATTAGCTGGCGATGCTACCGTTAAAGTTGTTGTTGTTCCAGCCGATACAACTGTTTGAAATCCTAAAAATAAGTTATTTACAGATGTATTTTGGTTTGCATCACGCAACATGACGCTATTAGCACCACTTGACGCTACGACACCAGTACCGCCATTCGCCACATTTAAAGTACCACTTAATGTAATTGCACCTGTAGTATTGCTATTTGGTAATAATCCTGTAGTACCAGCATTAAATGATGTAACTCCACCTGTTGACGCTGCCCAAGTAGGAACACCTGACGCTAAAGTTAATACATAACCATTTGTACCAGCTGATAAAAATGTAGTTGCGCCTGATCCTGTTTGGTAAGGTAATGAGCCATTTGCACCACCAGCAAGATTAGTCGCTGTCGTTGCAGTTGTTGCACTTGTCGCACTTGTTGCTGTTGCAGCGTTGCCACCAATAGACAAGTTTGCTACTGCTGTTGTTGACGATACAACAAAAGGCGCAGAACCTGTTGTTACTGTAGAAGTAA